TCGGATGCTCGACGGAGACCATGGACCGCTCGTAGAACAGCGCCTCGTCCAAGAAGCCGATCTCGATCTGGTTGAAGCGCGTCTTGGGGTTGAGGTACTCGACCTCGAAGCTGCCCGCCTCGATCTGCGCCATGCCGACGATCTCGGACACGCTCTTCGGCTTGAACACCGCGATGCGCACCTTGCGTCCGTCACGGATGATCGTCGCGCGGCCGCTGGCGCACACTTGGAGCAGTGCATCCCACGCCGCGCCCTGTTGGTCGATCGCGCCGTCGTACTGGAATCGAGGATGCCGAGTCTGGATGGTGCCGGCCGGAGTCACGACCGAGGACATCAGCGCCCCCACGGCCCACGGCGTGTTCGAGAGCGACGGGTTGCGCACGATGATCTTGTGCGGAGCAACGGCCGGACGCTGGATGTCGACGATCTCGTAGTTGCCGGCGACACCTGCGTTGTCCGAATTGAACGCCACGCCGGACGGCAAGGACGGCGTGCCCGTGACCCAGATGTAGTCGCCGATCTTCACCGTGCTCGGGATCGAGTCCTTCGGCACATAGAACTCGAACACGCGGCCGCTGCTGTCCGTCGTGTGCAGTACGTCGCTCCACGTCATCGCCGAACCGCTGGTCGTCGCGCTGTAGGTAGCCGTGTAGCCGGACTGGTTGTAGACCAGTCCGTCGCAGTAGTCGGCCCACTCTTGGAACGTGGCGATGTCGAGGTCGGTGTTGTCGAACGTGTTGCCGAGTCCCCAGTTCTTGTCGAGCAACATGTCGACGACGATCCACGCAGGGCAGCGCGAGAACTCGACCGTGAACGTCGGGAAGTCGGTCGAGATCTTGTCCCACACCGGCACCTTGCGTCCCTTCACCACGACCGTGACGTTCGGCGTGTTGCCGCTGATCTCGCTCGAGGCGCGTACGTTTACGCCGACCAGGGGAGCTGTCGGATAAGTGAACGGGTCGTACTCGCGCAGCGACAGAGACTGCCAGCGCATCGTGTCCGCGGCATTCACGCTCGAGGAGTTCTCAATCTGGCGCAGGACCTCGATCTTGTACTTAGACTTTTTGACCTTCTGAGTCGGCGGCGTGGTTCCCTCGATGATGCTAAACGTCGAAGAGGACACAAGGTTCGGCCCGTTGACCGTCATCGTGTTTCCGTTGCCGGATCCGTCGACCGTCGTGCTCGCGCCCGACATGTAGAACACCGGCACCAACGCGGAGATGAAGTTCGTGCGCCCGTTGCCGTTGTTGTATTGGCGACGGATCGTGTCCTCGTCCATGACGCCCTTGTAGATGACGACGTTCTGCATCATCCCTTCGCCGCCGGGCCCACGGATCTCGAAGTTGCCAGCGCCGATCGACGAGAAGTTGGGCAGCGTGACGGTCTGCGATGTCGTCGTGTCGACGAGCTTGACGCCGTTGGCGTACAGACGCACGCGGTTCAACGTCCCGACGGCGCTCGTCTCGAACGTCGCGACGATGTGCTTCCAGCCGCCAGGCGCGTAAGCCTCGGCCGGCGTGAACGATTCATCGTCGTCGGCATTCTGGTCTGCGATCGTGTTTCCAAACACGAAGCTCGGAGTAAAGAACGTCTCGCCCTTGCCCTCGTAGAACTGGCTGGAGGTTGTGCTGTTCAGTTGGACGTACGGCACTGTGCGTTGAACGCTCTGCCCGGGAGATAGCGTGAATGTGGGCCGAAGAGCGCCGACGCGAATCTGGCCGAGCTTGAACCACGCTCCTGCCGACACCGTGGTGACGCGCCTGACAAAGAAGTTTAAAGCACTCTTCGTCTGCACATAGCAGAACATCTCGACCGTGAACGACTCCGCGGCTCCAGAACTCGTCCATAGCGGACCATTGGCCGGCACGGTCAGAGTTCCAGTCCTGCTAAGGAACGCCGCGCTGGGAGCAGTGCTTGGCGTGCTGGTGAAGTCGAACAGGAGCGACGGTGCAAGCGCCGGTCGAGTGAAGGTCTGCGGATCGTAGAGCGGCACGCGCGTGTCGACGGTCGACCCGGGATTCAGTTTTGAAACGAAACGCGTCGGGCGCAGGCGCACATAGCCGTCGCCCTCGGGACCGCCGGTCGTGATCGGCACGCCCAGTGCGTTGAGCTCGATGTAGCGGACCGCGATGCCGCTGTTCGTCGCGACCAAGTTCCCGCCCGTCGAGAGCGTCAGGCCTTCCGGATACAGCACCTTGATGACGGCCTCTTCGCCCTCGACCGTCATCGTGTAGGTGATGCCGAAGTCCGTCCACGTCGCATTGCTCGAGGTGACTCCGTTCGCGAGGAACTGCGGCGAGCTGTAGTTGAGGACTTGCTCGAAGATCGAGTCGCCCGGGCCGACAAGTTCCGTGTCGATCGCCACGACGCTCGAGGAGAACTCGAAGCCTTCAAGGGTCGATTGCTCGAGCGTGCCCATTCGCACCTGCACGCTCACTCCTTGCAGGCTCGAGGCGTCGCTGTCGTTGATGTACAACTTGCCGGCCGGAAGCACGCTGGAACTGGAGTTGCTCGTGATCGGGACGGCGGTGTCGGCAGTCTGGCCGGCGATCTCTTCGAGCGACCCTTCGCCCAGAGAAAGCAGCACCGAATACTGCGCGCCGCCGCTGCCGAAGTCGTCGATGAACTCGTTGATGACCTGACCGCCCACGCGCATCTTGCCGTAGTAGAGCGGGATCGGCTCGCCCTCGACGCGAGTCGGCTCGATGCCCGAGTAGCCGTAGGTGGCCGAGCTGTCGTCCTTGCGCGGCTTCGGAGGCTTCGGGAGCAGCGCGCGCATGATCACGTTCGCGGCGAACATGATCGCGAGGTACTTGACGAATGTGGCGAGCGAGAACTCGATGCCGCGCGGAGCGAGCAGGAATCCGATGCGGTCGCCGGCGAGGATCTCGTCGTCCCAAGCAAGACGCTTCACGCCGCGCACCGGGATGATGTTCTCCTTGTGGTCGATCCAGCCCGGCGGCAGCAAGTCCACCACCAGGGCTTGCCGACGATCGACGCGCAACAGCTCCGCGCCGCGTGCGCCCGCGAAGACGTTCTGGATCAGGAGGACTTCGATCATTTCAGGATGAGGCGATAGACGCTGTGGATTGGCCCGATCATGCGTTCGGCGAGCGCGCGCACGCCTCGCTTCCGATCCGAGGTCAGAAGGATCAGCGGCTCGGCATTGCCGCAGTGGACGACGATCGAGACGTGCGGCAGGTTGCGCTCGGGACCGATCATCTGGAGGACGATGTCGCCGACCTGCGTCTTCGTCTTGCAGATGTATCCGCGAGACAACATCCGCCATCGGTCGTCGTACTGCATTCTCCACGTCTGGAGGGCCGCGCTGTCGGCCGTAGTCTGGCCCGACTCCCAGTCCTCGACGGCGTCCAGACACTTCTCGCCGTGGATCCTCTTCAGTACAAGCCACGCCACGCCCAAGCAGTCGATGCCGTGCCGCAGACTTCTCCCGCCTTCGGCGTGCGGAGCGCCGAGCATGTCGTAGTAGAAGTCGCGCTCGACGCTGGGCATGAGCATCAGTCTACCTTCGGCCTTGCCGCGGGATGCCCGGCCAGCCACCGAAGCGAGCCGGATGCTGGCGCGCGAAGCCGTTCGTGACCTCAGTGTCGCCGCGTTCTTCGCATTGCGAAAGAGTCTTCTCGCACGTCGGATGCGCCGAGGCGAGAGCCGACACGTTCAAGTCGTAGCCGCACCGCTCGTCGCCGTAGCGGAAGCGGCAGTGGTTTCGGATGTACCTCTGGCCGGGTAGCACGGCCTGCGTCAGGTTGAGCGCCGACACGTTCCACGTCACGCGGTCGAGCGTGGCCTTGCATCCGACGATCTGCCCATCGAACCGAAGGGCCGCGTCCGGGTTGCCAAGCTCGAGGACGTGGACGAGCCGGATGACGATCGGCTGGCCGACAAGCCCGTCGTGGTCCTCGAGGATCGAACGCACGATCAATGACTCGTTCGAGATCTGAAGCTGGATCTGCGGCAGGTCGCCCTCGGCCGACTGCGATACGGCCGACTGCGCGATCGGAAACGGCTCGTAGGTCAGGGCCGCGCCGACCGAGTCCACGCCGAACGTCACGTTCCGGTCGTAGTTGGTCAGTCGGTAGCGCGTCGGCGGCGTGGTCGGCACCTCGATGTCGTACAGCCAGATCCACGGGTACGGGTCGGACAGCGACCGGGCGCGCTGCGTCGTGAGATAGGTCAAGTCCTGTGTCATTCGGAAAGCACCTCCTCCAGCTCGACCGACCAGCGGAACACGCTCGGCGTGACCTGCTCGACGCTCAGGCTGTCGACCACGAATCTAGCAGTGATCGACGCGCCGGCTGGGGTCGTCCACGAGAAGGGCACCTCCGCGCCCTTGTGGCTGTCCCAGAAGCTCTTCAGCGTCGTGGCCTCGCTGGCGGTCGCGGCTTCGTTGCCGATCGTCCAGCGGCCACGGGAGCGCGATTGGCGCACGCCGACGTAGCGGTGGTCGGACTCGAACGTGTGGTCGAAGGCCAGCCGCGCGTCCGACTCTTGAGCTCCGAACTCGTACGGCACCGACAGCGTGCCAGAGGCCGCGTCGTTCTCGCCGGCGACCGGGATCGAAGCCTGATCGTTCTCCGGCGTGTCGACCGGCGCTCCGCCGGCACCGATGGCCCACGAGTCGAAGTACACGTTGCCGGAACTGGTCGCCGTCGAGCTGGCAAACGTCAGGCCTTCGCCGTTGCCCGAGCGGATTCGCGACGTCTTCTTGTCGACCACGCTGCCATCAGACAGCACCGAGAAGACCGCAGCGCCGGCGGTGACCGGCTGGCCGCTGTCGTTGTAATCGCCGGCCCCGATGTCCCAAGTCTGCAAGACTCCGCCGATGTAGGCGCGCAGCTTGACGTAGCCGTCCTGTGGAGTCGGCGTCGTGAGCGTCTGCACGCTGAACCTGAGAGTGAACGCCGAGTTGAGAGCAAGGCCAGCGAGGTTGGTCTTCTTCGTCAACTGCGCTGGCGCAAAGTTGTTGCCGCGCATTCGATACAGCACTAGGTCGAACTGCCCGTTGTTGTACTCGACGCGGCACATGTAGCCGGACGGAACGTAGCCCAGCGCCAAGTCGACGTTCGAACTACCAGGAGTGCCGAACAGGATGATGCCGGCGTTGCGCGTGTTACCGGCGTTCGCGTTCTCGAACGTGATCGAAACCTGACGGTCTTGGAACTTCGGGTCCAGCGCGATGTACGGACGGTAGGCCCACACGCTCGTCGAGTTGACGTTCGGCTGCCCGAGGATGCGATTGTTCGACGTGTCGACGCGCATCGCGTTCGTGTACACGTCGGTCGTCGCGGCCGGGTTGTACGTCCAGAAGTCTCCCCACCATCCTTGGATCAGGCTGTGCAGACCGATGGAATGAGTCACGCCGATGCTGGAGATCGAGATGCTTCGACCGCTGCGTTGCCACAGCCTCGTCCAGTTCTCGCGGAATACCGTGGAGCCGGAGAACGGGCCGGCGCTCCACCAGTTGCACCGGTACGTGCCACGCGACGCTACCGTGCCGTTCACAAGCATCGGGCAGACCGCGTTCTCGCCGGAAAGAATGATGCCAGTTCGGCCGGCCGCGGTGATCGGCGACGAGGAATCGTCGTAGCTCAGGACTAGAGTCTCGATCTCCTGTCCGGCCACCACTTCGGTGACGTATCCGCGGAGTTCCACCGTGCCGCCATTCGTCCGGCAAGTGAATCGAAGCACGCGGTCGACGTTGCCCGTGGCGAACAGGCCCGTCAGCGGCGGCGAGTATGTCGGCACCGGGTTTAAGTTGGCGACGATCGTGCCGACGCCCGACACCACCTTGACCAAGATGTATCGGATGCGGCTGTTGCCGCCGCTGCCTCCGGCCGCGCCCGTTGGATCGCCTGCCAACGCGAAATAGTAGGCGTTGACGCTTGTCGTCGCAGTGCTGGTAGTACCAGCCCCCGTCGGCGTGCCGTTCACGCGCGCGGCGAGTCCGAAGAAGAACCCACGCAAACCTTGGTAGTTGATGAATCCACTGCTGTCGCAAGGCGTGCCGCTGAATCGAAAGCTGCCGCGAAGCTGTACGTCGTCGACTTCATAGTCGCGCCACTGGAATCCGCACACCGCGGCGAAGTTCACCGACGTGCCCTGCTGGGTGCAAGTGGCCGAACCGTTGGCAGTGTACGACGTGCCGTTCGGAGCGACGCCGAAGAAGCCGTTGTGCAAGTCGCTGTTCGAGTCTGCTCGCACGCTCGACGAGGAGTAGAACGTGTTGGAGTCGAGAACGAGACTGCCGAACGGAACGAACTTCCCGTATTGGACGAGGTACGTCGAATCCAGCGTCGTCGACAGCGTGTCGAAAGAATCGGCCGAAGGGAAGATGCCCTTCGCCACACCGATCGGCGTGAGGTTGTTCGCGGATGCCATCAGCTCCTCGTCGCGCGCACGCTTTCCTTGAGGCCTCGGTTAGCGCCAGTGGCGATCTCGCTCGCCACGATGTCCCCGATGATGCGTGCCTCTCGCAAGAGCACGTCGCGCGTCGACTGGCCGTCGAGGGCTTGGATGCTCGGGTTGTATTCGACCACGATGTTGTAGGTCGGAGCCGAATCGCCGGCGGTGCTCGTGCTCGACATGCTCGACGGCGTGTTCTGGAACTCGACCGGGATGCCACGGTTCGGACCCGGCAGCGGCACGAACGCTTCCGCGCCCGGCCCTTCGCCGAACACCGCGACCTGAGGTTCCGTGGTCACGCCGCCCTTGGCGTAGGCCCGCATCGGCAAGCCGGACGCGGCCGCGAGCATGGTGCCCGCCATGATCCCGCCGTCAGCGAAGAATGCCGGGAGCTTGGCCTTCTTCGGCTTCTCCATCTCGCCTTGCATCACGCCGCCGTCGGCGAAGAAGGAGGCCCCGCCCATCGGCTTGAGGTTTGAGCCTGACACGTCGGCTCCCGTGCTGCCGAGCATGTTGCCGGGCATCACGCCGCCCTTCTCGCCGGCCGGCACTGGTGCTCCTCCCGCTGCTCCTGCGGCACCAGATGCGAAGCCAAGACCGCGAAGGATCGAGGCCGCGATCTCGAAGGCGATCAACTGGTTGATGGCCTGCACGATGCCGGCGATGAAGTTCTTCACGAAGTCCTTGATGGCATCCGACGCATCCTTCGTGCCGAGCACTATGTCGTTGAACAACGTCGCGAAGCTGTTGCCCAGCGTGTTGAAGAAGCTGTTCGCGAGATCCACGCCCTGCTGGAACTTGTTCGTCGCCTTGTCGATCGCAGAGGCGATTCCGTCGCCGAAGCCAGCGTCGAACGCCTCGCCAGTGCGGAACGCCTCCTGCGACAAGTCCCGCGCGCTCGCGCGAACTTGCGCGATCCGCGCGTCGATGTCCGACACGTCAGAGTCCGAGAGGATGCGATCACCACGCAAGACCAGGAGTTCGTTCAGCTCCTCGGAGAGCGGCGCAAGTTGCGCGCGCAAGCCGGCCAACAGATCCTGTTCCCCGACTCCTTCGACTTGCAGGGACGCCGTAAGCAGAAGCTCGATCTGCTGAACCTCGAGCGCGGTCGCCTCGATTTCTCGCAGACGTGCATTCAAGTCCGCCGCCGCCTCGCTCGAGATGCCGAGCGCGCGCGCCTGCTCGAGGAAGGCCCTGCTCGATTCCGTGCTGGCTTGCTGAGATTGCACAGCAAGACGCGCGAACTCCTGATTCACCGCATCGAGGGACTCCGTGCCGGCGATCCGAATCTGGTCGAACGCTTGGGCGAAGAACGCTTGGATCTCCTGCGCCTGCTGCGTCTTGAGCGATGCACGGACCTGCTCGCCCACCGCGAGCACGCGCGCTTCAAGCTCGGCGAAGTAGGCCGCATCCGCCGGCGTGAACTCGCCGAGCTTCGCACGCTCGCTGCGGATTTCTTCCAGTCGCGAGATCGTCGACGCGATCTTCGTGTCCAACTTGTCGAACGCCGATGCCTGCTGATCCGCGCCCTGCGAGATGAAGTCCGAGACGGCCTCGGATGCTTTCAGGCGCACGCTCGCCAGCCGTGCTTGGGCCGCCTCGACACGCGCAGCCTCTGCCTTCTCGGCCTCGATCCTCCTTGCCAACTCGGCGCGTAGCGACTTCTGGAACTCTTCTTCGCGACGCGCGAACACCTCCACGGTCAGGCGCTCCTCGGTCGCGGCGATCTGCTCGAGCACCTTGGTCAGGTTCTTCCCGCTGAACTCAGGCAAGCCGAGTTCCTTGAACTTGGCAGCTTCCTTTCGCAGTTCGTCGGCAAACTTCTTGATCTTCTCCAGCTCGGCGTCCTGCGATTCGCCGGACAACGCTCGATAGAAGGACTCGATCTCCGGCGTGGCCTGCACGACGACCTTGGAAGTGCCGGTTACTTGCTTTTCAAGCTCGGACAGCAGCAGTCTTGCACGCTCCTGCGCCGAGACGATGCCCTCCGTCGTGGCGATGCCGGCTTGAGCGGCAGCGCGAGCGTAGTTCTGATAAGCCAGATTGAGTTCGCCGGTCTCTCCACTCAGTTGACGCTGAGTGTTCCGCGCGTTGTCGATCACGTCGAAGAACTCGAAGAAGGCGCGCGATGTGCTCTCTTGAGTTCGACCGATGATGGCCAGATCCTTGTTGTACTCCTTGGCCGCGCCGGACAAGCCAGCAAGCGCGCGGTCATACTGATCGGCGCGAGTCACGCCAAGAGCGACGGCGGTGTTGACCACGTCTTGGCTTCCGAAGATCTTGCGCAGCTCGGCCTGCACGTCGCCGCCGCTGATTCGGATGGACTCGACGAGCGTGCCAAGCGTCGTAGACAAGCCATCGACCGACAAGGTCTGGGCATCGAACGTCCGGCCGACGTCCTTGAAGCGCGCCTCGATGTCCGAACTCGAAGCACGCAGGCCCTTGAGCACGGCATCCAAGCCACGCAGCGACTCCGCCTCGGTCTGGCCGGCCTGACGCAGCACCGTGAACGCAGCCAGCACGTCTTCGAGGCGCACGCCCAAGGCGATCGCGCTGTCCCCGATGCGATCGAAGCCGGTCGACAAGATTCGGAAATCGGATGACGTCTCCTTCGACACCAGTCGCAGCTTCGAGAAGATGTCGACCGAGTTGTTGCTCGCGTCGGCAAACGCGCCGTTGACGTTCGTCAGAAGGTTCACCGACTCCGCGAGCGTGATGTTCTGCACGCGCGCGAAGGTGGCTGCATCCGTCACCTTCTGCACAACATCCGCAGTCGTGGCGAACCTCTTCTGGAGCAGGACCTGCGCGGCCGAAGCCACCTCCTGCTCGGTCACGAAGTTCTTGAACTGCAAGGCCAAGGTCGTGAGTTGACGCTCGACCTTCTCGAAGCCAGCGGCGTTCGAACCCAAGCTGGCTTGGATCCGCGCGTTGATGACCTCTACCTCGGTCGATGTCGTCAGGAACTCCTTGATCTTTTGCGTCAAGACCGTGACGGCCGTGCTGACCGAGACGATCTGGAGCGCGGCCTTCTTGAACGACTCTCCAAGACCCTCGCCAGTCTTCGCGCCTTCGTCGCCCAACTTCTTGACCTGATCGCCGGCGGTCTGCGACGTCTTGCCCACGTCGCCGATCGCGTCGCCCGCAGCGCCAGCAGCGCCCGCTGCCTTGTCGGCTGACTTTGCCAAAGAGTCGAATGCCTTCTTGGCCTCTGTCGACAACCCTTGCACCTCGCCGACAAGCCGCCGAATCTGCTCGGTCAGCTTGTCGTCGAGCTGTGCTTGGATCTTCAGTTCAGCGTCGTTTGCCATGCTGTGCCTTGCTCCTCGACTCCGCCGCCCTCTGCTCGGCCTCCATCAACTTTCCGCGCTCGCTCGCCGCCATATCGACCAGCCGCATCAGCTTCGCTGGCTGCTCGCTGTAGCCGCCGGAGACCGGCATCACGCCGCGTTGCACGTTCGACCACGCGCGAAGAACCAAGCGTCCGAGATCGCCGGCGTCGCTCGACGGGCACCGATCCCGCTGAACCTGCCCGCGGCCTTCGCACTCCTGACATTCCAAGTCTAGGCCAAAGCACGACGCGCACGTTCGGCCGTATACGGCGCTCGTGCTCGGCTTGTCGCAGCCCCACCGTTCACGCAGCGCCGGCGTCCTGCACTTCGGACATTTGGCAGGCTGTTCGCCGAATGCCGCGTGGACGGCGGCTAGGACTTTCCCGCCTCGTCCTTCGTCACGCTCTCTCGCCGGACGATGGCGTTAAACAGCTCGAGCACGACGGCCGTCGGCAAGACCTCGATCATCTCGCGCTGCGCGTACCCGTCTTCGCCCTTCGTGAACGCGATCGCGCCGTCCGGCCCTTCGAGGTTGCGCCATCCGACCAGGGATCGGCGCACGGTCTCGATCATGATGCGCGCGTGCTGAGTCGCGCCCTCGGCCTCTGTGAACGCGGCCAGCTCGGCCTCGTCGTAGACCGTGAACCAGCGCAGCAGGAACACGGTGCGAGCCTCCGGCGCGTGCTCGCGCTCGGCGGTCAAGACATACTCCCGCGGCTTGCGGGGATCGATGGAGAGCTTCATGCCGCCATCCTAACGAACCACGCCGCGCTGATCGGGCGCGGCGTGGTTCCCTACGTCACCGGGATGGTGCTATGCGTCAGACGCCGATGTCCCAGATCAAGGCGAATTCGTTGTCGCCGGCGACGCTGGCGGCCGTTCCGCTGTGCAGGGCGAAGCTCACGTCGCGGACGATCAAGCCATTGCGGTCACCTTGTCCGATGGACTGGAGCGCCATGTTGTTCAGCTTCAGCCTGAACTTGTTGGCAGTGGCGCTGCCGGCCACGATGTCCATCCTCACGTTGTTGGCCGCGAAATAGTTCGCCATGAAATCGAAATCGAGTTCCGGCGACTGCTCGGGATCGAGAGTCATCGTCGGCGTGCGGCCGTTCTGGTAGATGCCGTCGATTCCCGTGGCGGCCGACATGCAGCGGCGATATTGAAGGTCGTTCGCGAAGTCGACATTCAAGGCAGTGGCGCAAACAGTCTTCTGGCCCGTCGAGCTGGTGATGCCGTCGTCGCCAATCGACATTGTGGCACCAAGCAGAACCGGCGGCGTCAAGTCGTTGTAGGTGATTCCTGAGACGCTGCCCGAATCGACAACCGCGTCCTTGATTCCTTGGAAGTTGAAGTTCAGCAAGAGCGGCTCGCCGATGTTGCCGCTTAGGCTGACCGATCCACGCGCGCCCTTAAGGGACTCCCGCACGCCGTCCTTGGAGAGTCCGACGCTGATCGAGGCACCGATTCCGGGAACTTGCACGAACGCAGTCGAAGCCGACGAACTGGTGGTGCCGGTTCCGATATTGGTTCCATTCTCGTAGAAGGTGACCGATTCGCTGGTAGTAAACGTGCCCGAGATTCGGCGAACAATCACTTGCGTCGCGGAAGATGGTGCATAGTAGGCGATCGCGATTCCACCGCCGGCCCCGACGATGATGACCCCAGCGTTGAATGATTGGGATGCCGTGAAGGTCATCGCGTAGAGCGGGACAGAAGTCGGATACCAACCCACGGCCGTGATAGTGGGCGTGCCCGCAGCCGCAGTGAACGTACCGCCAGTCCAGCTCCAACCAGTCGCATTGGTGACCGCGGTGGCGTTGCCAAGGTAGTTCACCAAGCCGATTTCACCCTTGGTGGCCCAGACGTATTGGGTGCCAGTGTAGTAGTCACCGACGACGAACAGAGTCGCGTTGCTCGTTCCCTGAGTCAACGTGGTCCCATGTGCGAGCTTGGTGCCAGTCGAAAACGCCGATCCGCTGACTTCAATTCGATACAGCAACTGACGCTGGAAACCACAGGCGATAAGCGGCAGATCGAATGCAGGACGCGTACCGGTCGCGGGAGTCCCGGTCTTGCCGGCGGCCTCCAAGGAAAAGCTGCACGAGCCCAACTGAGCGCCGGCCAGCGGCGACAACGGAGTGAAGCTCTCGCGAGCAACGTCCCGCGTATAGGTTTCGACCTCGAAAGTCATCGAAGGGTCGATGGCGAGGTACTTGCCGTTGGCGGCCAAGAAAAGACCGGCGGAAGGAACGTTGCCCTCGATGGTCTCTTGCGCGATGAAGAGCTGTTGGAGTCTTGTCAGTGCCATGTGTTTGTCTCAGTACTTGGTGGTAGGGTCGCCGTACAGCGTTCGGTAGAGCACCTGCACCGTGACTTGCGCCTCGGCCAGCGGGTTCGTCGGGTCGGCCTCGAAGACTTGATCGCTGAGGATCTTCGTCGTCAGCGCGTTGCCGCCACGAGTCCAGTCCGTGGTCAACGCAACGCGCACGTCCGTCACTAGATCCTGCAAGCTCGTCTTCCATGCGGAATCGTAGACGCCGCAGACGATCAGAAGATCCATCGTATGCTCCACGATGCCTAGCCGACTGTCGTCGTGCGTCTCGCCCTGCGGCACGACGATCAGACACGGATAGGTCGGCACCTCGAAGGCGTTTCCGCCCCAGCGACGCACCGTGTTCGGCACCGTCTTGTACGTCGCCGGCGTCGTCGCGATCGCCGCGAGCACGGTGTCCACGTTCTCAAGGATCAACTCTCGAACGGTTGTCGATGCCGGGTAGGCCATCAGCGAATCTCCTCGAACGTCACGGTAACAGATCCCGTCTGCGAGCTGCGCCGCACGCGCTCGAGCGTGTCGTCGGCGAACCGAACGTCGAGCGCCGAACCTCCCGGTGGAGTGTAGGAGATCGCGCCGACCGGACCGTAGACCAAGTCCCACACGCGCTCGACCTCGTCGAGGATACCGTCCGAGCTGTCGTACACGAGATCCCAGCGCCGCAGCGCCCGCTCGTTGATCTGGCGGGCACGGCTCTGGCCGCTCTGCTGGGGAGCCTGCACGGCTCGCCGGATGCTGGTCTCGATGAGCCGCGCCGGGCACATGGTCCACGTGTAGAGGGCCATCAGGTGCCGCCTTCCTGCTTCTTCTCGCGCTCGACTCGGTCGGCAGCGCGCCGCATCGCCTTTCGCAGAAGGCGCATCGTCTCCGGGCTCGACTTCCAGCGATCACGGAAGCCAAGGCGAGGCGGAATCTTGACGGACTTCTTCAGGATGTAGAGCCAGAGCAATTTGGGCTCGCGCTTGTAGTCCCGTCCCGGGACGCCGCGCGACACCACAAACGTCTTCCCGTTGACCGTCTTGAAGAAAACCTGCTTCGGGTGGTAGCTGATCAGGTCGCGCACGCTGGAGTATCGCTGCACGCCCGCGCTCGTTAGCGCATCGTCCAACGGGATCGTCAAGTTCTTGGCCTTCTTCGGCCGGATAACTCCGCCGTACTCCTGCAAGCGTGCATACTTCACCCCTTGGCTGAAGACCAAGAGCGTCAGGGGCTTGCCCTCCTTCAATCCTCCCGTGACGACGTAGTCAAAAGACCTCCGCAACAGACCCGAGCGGTTCTGCAACAGACGGTCGCTGTTCCTGTTCCCGCTGTAGCCGGTGAAGGCGTTCTTCTTCATCTCGAAGGTAAAGCCAATCCCACGCTCGACGAATGCGCGGCGAACTTCGATATCGACGGCACCCGGCAGCTTCCGCAGCTTGCGGATGATGCCTTGCACCTCGATCTTGAAGTTCTTGCCCGCGTCGCTCACAGCGCGATCCGCTTGTAGCGGTTCAGCGTGTACCGAACCTCGTCGAGGAACTGGTAGTCCTTCGTGAACTGCGTCGAGCTGTCGCCCATCGTCACGTTCCCACCAGGCGTCGTCCGACGACGATGCAGGTAGGCGACCTGCAAGTCGCACGCCTGCGCGAGATCCGCGTAGCTCGAGATCAAGTTCGCCGTCGTCGTCGCCAGACCGCCGGTGTACGTGACTTGGATGTAGTACGGCAGGATCGGCCGAGCCATCGACCCGGCCGTGAACGGCGTCCCTTGGCTCACCAGACGGACAACGCCGGCCGTGTCCTCGAGGACGTAGTCGTCGTTGCGCACGAGCGTCGTCGCGGTCGTAAAGTCCGTCGTGTCGTTCAGCTTGATCGTGAACGTCGCCGCGCCGTTCACGGGAGCGCCCTTCAGCGTCACCAGCCGGCGGGACAGCTTGATCGGATAGACCTCGACGCGCGAGGTCTGGAGGCTGTGACGCCGCATCTCGGCGTCGAATCGCTCCGACACCGACGTGATGAGCTGGTCGATGAGGGAGTCCTGCGACACGTCCGCATTCGCGATGCCGAGAAGCGTCTTGACTCGTGCGCGTGTCGTGTAGTCCATGGGTCAGAGCACCGCGGAATCGACGTTCGCAAGAGCGTCGGGGGTGATGTTCTCGTTGAAGAGGATCGCGACGCAGCTAGGCGAGATTGACGGAACGTATGCCGTCACGGTCAGTCGAACGTAGCGGCGATGCTTGGATGCATCCACCAACGCAGGACAAGCCGTCAGAGCTTGATCGCCGGTGAAGGTGTAGGACGCGCTGGTCGGGAAGAACGTTGTGTTGTCGTCGCTGTCCTGAACCTCCAGCGTCATCGACTTGCCAGCGACCGAAAAGTCGACGTGGCAGATGAACAGGCAGGAGCGATAGCCCTGAGTGTCCACGCTCGTGAAGTTCGTGGGCGCAGC